ACTAGGAACGCAATCGTTTCCTGTAGTAAGTTTGTTTCTTCCATTGGAAAACACCAGTTGATCTAAATGAGCTGTTCAAGCAGAAAAAAGCGGGTTAGGACGGTGCTCACCATAACCGTCCTAACCCTGTGACGAGTATTAGTTCTCGTCTTTTACCCTATCTACAATAGCACACGAAGTGGTGATAAGGAGGGAAGCTACTGAAATAGCATTCTTCATCGCCTCTTCCGCTACCAAAGCTGGATCTACAATCCCAGACTCAAATGCGGGCCTAATCTCTTCGGCTCTCACATCATAAACGAGGTCAGGAGAGTTCTCGGCCTCCGCAGCTTCACGGTACCTATGCAACATCACCTCACCATTCAAACCTGCATTCTCCACAAGCTGCTTGAAAGGCGCTTCGAGAGCTTTAGCCACCAGCTCCCATCCAATTTTCTCCTCAATATTAGAGAAAACCGTATCCTCATCCGCTGCGATATTCCGAAGCATATTCGAAATCTCTACGAGAGTACAACCTCCGCCGGGGATGACTCCACCTTTTACGGCGGATTTAGTGGCGCTAAGGGCGTCTTCTACCCGAGCCTTATACTCTTTCAGCTCGATCTCAGAGTGGGCTCCCACACGAATTACAGCCATACCACCACCCAATTGGCTGATTCTCTGCTGGATAAACTCTTGGTCATGGGGGCTCCCTACAGTCTCCAATTGAGCCCGTAGAATGCGAATATGTGCGGCAATAGCTTCGTCCTCACCATCCCCACCCAAAATGGTGGACCGGCTTCGGTCGGTCGTAACGGACCCACAACCCCCAAGATAATCTCCGGGGTGTGTTGATTGGAGAGTGACTCCACGCTCTTTGGAGATCACTTGACCGCCCGTTAAAACTGCAAGATCTTCCAGAAGCTGAGTTCGCTTCTCTCCTATGCGGGGGGCTTTGATAGCGCACGACTTCAATTTACCTTGAAGAAAATTGGTCACCAGCATTGCGAGAGCATCCCCCTCCACATCATGAGCCACTACGAAAAGTGGACGACGCTGCGAAGCTGCATACTCCATAGCACCCATAATCTCTTGGGAACTGGAGATTCGCTGGTCAGCCAAAAGCACTACCGGTGTTTCCAAGCGAGCGTGGCCCTCCTCAGATCCCGAAGCAAACTCAGGGCGGATATACCCACGATCAAGCTGCATACCCTCTGAGAACTCCAGCACCGTGTCTGTGCTCTTGCCTTCTTCTACGGAAATAACTCCACCTTTTCCTACCTTCTCCATCGCCTCTGCAATGAGTTCTGCCAACGCCTCATCACCATTTGAGGAGATAGTAGCGACCCATTTAATCTCTTCAATCGAGTCTACTTCTTTCGCGATGTGGCGAAGGTAATTGACACCTTCTTTGGACGCTGCATCCATACCACGTTTCAGAGCGATAGGAGCATAGCCGGATGCTACCATCTTTCGAGCTTCGTTGAAGATAGCCTGAGCTACTACTGTAGCAGTTGTAGTACCGTCACCGGCTTTCTCAGCGGTACGGATAGCCGCCTCTTTAATTACTTGAACGGCCATGTTCTCAAACGGATCCTCCAGCTCCACTTCTCGGGCCACGGAGACTCCATCTTTTGTGATGTTAGTCCCGCCAAACGCTTTCTCCAAAGCTACGTTACGGCCACGTGGCCCCAAGGTAACTTTAACGGCTTTCGCCAATTTGTTGACCCCCTCATTTAGACGGTCAAGTGCTTCGTCGCCGAATAGAATTGTCTTCGGGTTTTTATGATTCATTCAATCCTCCATAGGAGTTATACCACCTACTACAGTGGTGCTAGTTAAGACGGTACAGGAAGTACCACCTATCGTCTTTAATTGCAAGGCTCTTCGCCCGAGGATTCCTGCTATAAGTTTGATCCCCAAGTGATACACTCCCAGCATAGCGTACTAGTTTGAGATTGGAAAGGCAAATCATACGTATTCTTTCAGGGTTTCTAAAACCTCCAACATCTCGACAGGAGAAACTTGGTCTTTTGCGCTAGCCTCTACCAGAAGGTTTAACTCTTTCCCCAAGTCCTCGGGGCAATACTGCTTTATGGTCTTTCCACTTTCGAACTCAATCTCAATCAGGTGTTCAGTCTTTCCGTTACTGTACGCGCCTCTTTGGTAAAGGATTAGGTAAGTCGATCCATCAAGACACGCGGTAGTGTTATAGGTTGTCCGTTTAAGGTGGGAGTAGTTTGGTGAGCCTGTAAAGTGATATTCCCATTTCAGTTCATTATGGTAGGTAACTTTACTAAGATACCTCACCCAGCCCGTCACGAAATGATCTTCAATTTCCTTTGGATGTCTCAAAGGCTTAGAGTGGGGGACCGGTTCAAGGTCTTTCTGCCCTTGTAATTGTCTGTCAAACTCTTCAATAGCCCTACGATGCTCTGTGTCGTCCTCTAGACTCAAATCTAATGTAGAGGAAGGAAGAGCCTCACCTTGGGGGTTGAAATGCCTGCTACTAGCTTTCAGAACTACGTAGAAAATGAAAGTCAATATGAAAAAAGGAGCACGACCGTATTCACCATAATCAAACCTCATAGAATTCCACTGTATATGCCCCAGTATAGACGCATGGTTTGTGCGAGTCAATCCACCCTAGTACCCACAAAACAAAAAAGCCCCGAGGCTCGAAAACCACGGGGCTTCTATTCAAAAACAGAATCTTAGAAAACTTTCATCGAATTGATGCCTAGAAGATCTGCAATCTTAGCTACCTGATTGCGTACCATCTCCGGAGTCGTCATTCCCCGACCTACCATATTAGTAAGTTTGTTGAGGGCAGCTTCGGTGTTCCGTTCTAGAGTAAGCTCTTTGTGGAAATGCAACATGATCTCTTTCAAGAGCGCGGCTGCTTGGGGATCTTCTTTTCCCAAAGTACTCCTAAATCGGCCTAGCTCCCTATAGTCCACGATCTCTTTGAAAAGGGATCGGGATGCCACTCGCTGTGAGGAATCTTTGAACTTATCCTCATATTTGTCTTTCATATCTTCCCACTTCTCCGCATCTTCGGGGTCCATGTTTTTAGTAGGATCGGCGGGCACACCCTCTTCAAAACGAGACTCCTCCATGCGGGCTTCGTCTTCGTCTTCGTCTTCTCCACATTCAGCAAGAATCGGTAATAGATCTCCCCGCATATGAGGGTTCTTATAGGCTACTCGAATCAATTCATCGTATAAAGACATCAAAAGTCCTCTGTGTAAAGGGTAAAAGGGGCGGAGATAAATCCGCCCCTCACCTAATTAGAAGCTACTGCTAGCTCCGATTGTATAAGTGATCGGGATATATTTCAGTGGGAAAATAGGCGCATAGAATGCGGACACCCGAAGAGACGTAGGATCATTGGGATCTGGCTCTGCTCGTACCCCTTGGAAATCTACGATGATCTGCTGCTGTACAAGAGAGTTCAACAACCCCGTCAGCGCCAGCTCCACGTCCTGCGATCGAGAAGAAAGGAACTTCAGACCAATAAAACGATCCAAAGTGTTCCGACTCTGCCGCTGTACATGGTCTTTGATCGCAATAATAGAAGGCGTTGAGGTGAATCTTGACTCCGTGTTAGTCGTAAGACCATCACGAACAACGAGACTCGTGCCTCTGTCTTCTAGAACAGTGATACCTGCACCGGCCAACTTGTTTTTGTCGATATCGTCGAGACTTCGATTCAATCGACGGAACCCTACCACTGTACGACGTGTAAGTGGAGTAGCCACATCAAACTGAGGGCTTACTTGTACACCTGCAAGAGCTGCCGCGATATATGTACCGTCCACAATGAAACTTCGATCGTCTCCCAGTGGATCAGTCAGGGTCACTACAGCACTGTCGGGATATACCAGAATAGCTCTCTCACTATTCAGTCCCTGCGCAATGGATCGGGCGTCTTTTGGTAGGGTACCCGAAGCTACCCCAAAGAGGCATCGCCGCTCTTGTCTATATCTCATGCTGGATTGGATCGAAGCATGATTTACGTAAGCGCCCATTACCGATGGATCTGTGGTAAGAGGTACCAAAATATCCGGAACAATCCCAGCATCAAGAGGACGTCCCAGCTCTTCCAGAGCATCAAGGTATCTCCCAGCCGGAGCCTGTGCCCCACCTTCGGATTTGAGGACCTGTTTACAACCCACAACTACCGCGCCATTCAAAATAGCAAGGTAAGAGGCGAGAGTAAGAGGATTCTCTACCGAGAGTGATCCAAAATTTGCCTGAATATCACGGAATCTAGTGAAGAGCCTTGTAGAGAAATCGACCTTCTCATATTCATAAGAGATGTAGTAAAAATCTCCAACGCTAGGCTCTTGACCGTCTTTGTGATACGTGGTGACGATAGCCGTATCACCCTCTCCAAGGCCATTCTGTACTCCTGTATCATCTACAGTCATCTCAATGCCCGGAATAGCTCGTACACTCGTACCAGCTCCCGCTGTAAACACAGAACTTACATGAAGAGTGAAATACTCAGTGTCCGGGTAATCGGAGACGAAAATTTCCTCTGCGCCGCCACCGACTGTAAACCGGAGTCCTGTGTTTGCATCTGTATAAGTCTGACCCACGACCCCGGAGCCGCTAGATCCAGTGCCCACGGGATTGGGAGATCCCAAATCATTGAGAGCAAAAGAGTCTACGTCAAATGCAGCAATCTCATCACTTCCACTAGTACTGTCTTCAGGATCAATTCCAAATCCCGTCATGTTGAGGGCGGAGGCCGTCCCATCTTCGAAAAGAAAAGACTGAGCTGATCCGGTACCAAAGGTAGCAAACTGAATGTAAGTGCCGTCTCCTAATACAGGGAACGCGCTTACAAAGGCCAGTGTTTCTGCCATATCAGTCCAGTCGACCAACTGCTCATTGAGGGTAGCTGCCACTTCACCGGCAGTTGCCTGTCGTTGTGCAGCCTTATCACCTTTGGAGAAGCCGAGAGCCTCATTAGCAGTCCCATCTAGAATCTCGATGGAACTATCTTGGCTGTCATCGGAAGACGTAATTCTTATTGCCCCACTCACTTCTACAGCAGTTCCCGAAGTGATTTCAGTATCTATCTTTGTTACAATTGCAGCGAGGGCATCAGCGTCTGATAGAGCTACAGTATGTTCCGTGCCATTTAAGGTAAAGATGAAGTCCAGATCTTCTGTAAGGGGAGCTGTAACTGCATCTCCCAAAAGCGTAGCACCTTTATTTACAGCACTTTCGGAACCGGAAACAGAGACATTATCCACAAAGCCAAGGGTTTCATTAGCGTTACCCTCTAGGACCTTAATAGAAGTGATATCATCGGGACCAGTAGGCACTTCACGGGAGCGAATGATAAATCTAGCGGGACCATCAGCTTCGTCCCGGAAAAAAGCTACAGCATCACCAACACCAAGGGTGCTGGCCTCTACCGCATCATTAATCTCCCCTGCAATATCAGCTCCTGTAGTTAGGCCGGTAAGGTCGACTGATACTTCTTCCCCATCCACTTCGATAATGAACGTGTCATTATCTCCGGTGATAGAAAAAGGATCCCCATCGAGGGTGTCCGACACTAAGACGGCACGACCGGCGGCGGATAGATCAAGAGCAAGGGAAGGGGCCTCCAAAACCTCTACGTGGAGAGTATCACTCTCATTTTCGTGGAAGTCATAAGGAGCTACCTCACTATTTACGAAAATAGCCGGTTCCCCGGCCAAGGTCTTGAATCGAACCCGGACCGTCTCCTCAATACCAGATGTACCGGTGACAAAGGCGTCCGGATTGGTGTTCGCTCCTGTTTTCCAATTGACATTTACGCTTGGGTCACTGAGAGCACCAAACCGAACATCGGAAAGGGCTCCGGCAAGAGTAGAGCTGGTTACCGAATAAGTGGTAGCAGACTCCGCCTTGACCGTAACCGTATCATCCTGCAAACGGTTGTAGTAGTACGTTGCATAGATCTCGTGATCGGTGGGGATCGCCTCAGATAGAGTGACTCTACGTGTGGTAGGATCCACATTATGTACTTCAACGGGACCACGATCTTGGGCTTCCGAGAGGGTGGAACCATGATAAATTTTCACTAGACCGGGACGGTAAGTGCTAACCGGGATACGATCATTGGAAATTCGCTGAAAAAGATCAAGATCAAGATCAGTACTTCGACCGTTACCCAACGTCGGGGCCTGTCCAAGCACTACGATTTTGTTCGAAGTTTCGGAGGGTGTTACAGAACGATCAACCCAACGGTCCACTTCTTCGAGGAAAATACGATTGTCCACGAGGGACACATCAATTTGAGTTTCCCCAAAAACATCGCCGCCGGTGTGTTGCCCCGTTTCTACAGTAGCAGCCGATCCCCAAAGAAGTCTACCGTTAGCGTCTACAACATAGTCACTACCTTCTAGGAAATCTCGGCGTCCGGGACTGATACCCACGCGCGCCACATTTCGGATTCCAGTATCGGGAAGGTAATCAAAAGTGTCCTGCCACGTATTATGGAAATACTGTACTACGACAGTAGCACCCGCAACTGGTGCCTCAGATAAGGTTACAGCACCCGACTGACCATCAAGCTCCGTAGGGATTACTTGAGAACCATCTACATGCACCGTAATATCAGAGGGATCTGTAGTGGTAATACCACCATTAGTCCCGTCTACAATAGGTGCGTTATAAACGTAAAAGGTACGGTTACGCTGTGTTTTACTTCCAACCCGAAAACCTATAGAGTTGTTTGCAGTACCAGTCAGTACCTCAATAACCGCTTCGGATTCTAGCTGAATGAGATCATCACCCTGATTGTCTTGTACTACTGTAGCCCCAAAACCTGCGGCATTAATTGCGGCGTCTATCTCTCCCGCAACTTCAGCAGCCGTTCGAGTGCCTGTAGTTAAGGTGACCGGATACTCAACACCATCTACCAAAAGATTGAGTGTTTCACTCCCCACAGAAATAGCGTAAGGCCCTTGGACAGTAGACAGAAGGATTGCTTTCCCATCTGTTACCTGCTCCGATACGTCGTCTTCAAATTCGGAATCTTCCCGATTGAAGAAATAAGTGACCCGAACATCCTCTCCGGGCTGGGGAGCAACTTGGAGTGTTATAATCCCACGCTCACCATCAAGAGCCGCCGGTGATACTAAATTACCGTCTACCGTAACCGTGATCTTGGTTGTATCATTGGTTACAATACCACGACCGTCTCCAGATACAATAGGGAAATTCTTGACTTGGAATCGAGATTCGGCCCCAGTCTTAGTCCCCAGCTCAGGGTTGTCCCGGTTGCTGAAATCGAGAACGAATAGATCGTTCACGTTTTCATTGACGATTCTCTGATCCACCGAAGCAGAAGAACCTCTCACCATTTCGAAATCGTCACGGGCCAGCGTTTCACGGCCCGTACCTACGAAAATGGGGATACGATTCCCGGACGGAGGTCCAGTCGTATCATCTTCAACTTGCGTTCGGGAATAAGCTCCGGGGGGAGCGTAATTTTCAAATGGTCCAAATGATGATGCCACGACGAACCTCGCCTATTATCTGTTCTAGGATCTGCGACTGATCATAGAAACCAATTATCAATAAATTACCGACTTATGAATCGGAGGACTCTTTCTTACCGTGTTGGATCGCATCACTTCCTAGCTTGTGTAACCGCTGGAACTTTTTCACGTCTTTTTGCTGCATCGGCTCGTACTCGCCCTGCGAATTCATTCGGAGAGGAACCTTTTCCTCTCCGCCATGATCTCTCTGTACTTTTCGTTTCCGGCTGTTTCGATCTTTGACATACTCCCAACGCTTCTTTGAGTCGCGTCCGATGTACTTGTCATAATCCCGATCTAAAGAGTCTACTCCTGAATTTCCCGGTGTCTTGCCATTATCGAAAACAAAACCGAAATCGGAAATGCAGCGTTTTGCTTGTTCTCCACAAGAATCGCATTCCAATGTTTCTGGAACATTTGATCGGAAAAACTTCTCTATACGTAGGCCACAAGCGCTACAAGAGTATTCTACAACCGCCATACTACTACTCCTTATCTACCTGTTGCATCATATAAAGGGATTAGCGAACCCGTTCATAGGAGCCCTTCTGATCAACCACGTAAATACGAGAAAATTCTTCCAGACCATTTTCAGGGGAAATGGTTAGCAGATCCGAATCCTCTAGGAGAATGCCGTTACGCTCTGCGGCCCGCCGTGCATCTTGGTCGAAAGAGCTAGTTGTAACCCTACGGATGAACAAAGGCTTCTCTACATAGAGTTCCCAATCCGTTAATAGGCTTACTGAGATTGATGCTAAATAATAATAGTCGTCACCGATATCGTCGTAGGGCTCCTCAGACTCGCCACTAAAAGAGGCGTTCTCTATACTGATACCCTCCTCCGCTAATTTTTCCCTACGCCACTGCCACAAATACATTAAAGTGAGATCTGCAAGTTCATTCCGTGTCATAGTGTCACGAGCTATAATGGTAAAATCAACAGACATATCCATCTTACCTCCATAGACATCAGCGACCGCAGATCTTTTTGGCTCTACTACAACCGCCACCACATCCGCATCTTCTAGCTGGTTGCCAAAAGCCAAAACCACACCGGGAATAGCTTCATTGTTTGAAACCTCCCCACCACCGATCCGATAAGGACCTCTGGAGGCTGTAGGATACTTGTAGTCCGCCACTATCACAGTACCCGGTTCAAAGGTCGTAAGAAACGTCACCGTTCCTGTAACAGGGTCTAGGGTGTAATCCCCACCCGGAACCGTCGTAGCAATAAGAGACGTAGTACTGAAAGCTTCAGTAACTTCATCTGCAATCTCCCCTACTTCCCGATTGCCCGGATAGAGGGGTATTTCTAATTCCACCCCATCTACCACAGCCCGGAACGTTGAATTAACAGGAACATGGGGCTGGACAATAATACCCGTAGCTACTACCGCCACATACCCAGAGGTAAAACCTAGATCTAGATTGGCGGTTGACACAAGATCATCTTCAAAACGAAGGCTGCGGGATGCTGTAATTCTAACATTCCCATCCCCGGTCTCTTCCACTTCATATTCGTCATAAGAGATACCCGCAGCTTGTATAGCAGCTTGTATATCTCCTACCACCACAGAAGAGGAGACTCCTATATTTTCATCAAAAGTAACGGAAATTGGCTCACCATTCAGCTCAAAAGCTAATACATTATTTGTACTATCAAAATCATAGGGATCTGGGAAATCAGAAGTAGCCACCACAGGAACATACCCCTCCCCAAAACCTAGTGTAAGAGAGCCTCCCCCTACATAAAGGGACTCCTCCGCTTCTAAACGAATAGACGTCCCTGATATTAGAGGAAAAGAGGGGTGGGCATAAAGATCTACTGTACCCTCTAGAACAGGAGCATTAGACAAAATCGCCTGTTCCTCGTCCCCAGTCACAAACTTTATGATCTGTTCCTCATAAACAGTGAGCAGGGGGTCGACCCAGAACTGAAAATCTGGAATATCTCCTGCTACCGTGATATCTTCTATCTCGATATAATAAACGCCGGGTTCCGAAGGAAAATACCCCCCATTAGCCTCAACTGCACGTGCGTCTTCTCGTATCCAATCTAATGCGGTACCCCCATGATTATCTACATGAGCTAGCATTATGTGGGAATGGAGAGTCCCCATAAAATTGTTAGCGGAAAGGCTTTGTGGAGTTGCGCTAGCACTCTCCAAAACAATCCCCTTCTGAGGGCGCTCAGAAAAATCGTACTTCTCCTGTATATGCTTGATTATATCCCGGTGTCGAGGGTTAGAATCAAAGCATAGTTTAAGCTCCTCTACAAGGCGCTTTTTTACTGCACGTGACAGGAAATGATACACTTACGCTTCCTTCCTAAAAAATATATTGTCTGTTCGACCTTCTTACCTCAAATAAGCCATCCCATTAGGCCCCGCTGCTCCTACCCCAAAATCAGAATCGAAAATATTGGAGCGTGCATGGCGTGCGGGCTTTTTCCACGAGGCGGCTTTCAGAACATCGCCTGTTTCCGTATCAATGAAAGCATAGGCTGATCTAGAAGACTTCTCAGTCTTTGCTATACGAAGATAGCGCCTACCACCTGTGATTTCTAAGACAGGAACTCCCAGTGGAAAATCTTTGTAATGCTCAGTTACAATTTTCTGAGCACCACGAATAAAGCCCTGTACTGCACGATCAAATTTTGCGGGATCTTCCGACCTACTCATTCTTGCGGTTTTGCAAACGCTATCTAAAATAGGACGAAGATGTTGTTGTAAACTGGGCTCTTGGGCTCCCCGCTTGACTAGCTGCTCTTTAAATTTGGACATTAGAGATCCTTAGATGCCATACATATTTTTGATATCTTCGGCAGCCTCTTCCAACAGCCTCTTAGACGTCGCCTTAGCAAACTCAGAAGCCATTGTACGCATGTTCAAATATGACTCAAACTTGTCCATAAGATCCCCACCACGGTCCCGTGACGAAACCTCAACAGGCAAATCGTGCATTCGAGCGATGTGCTCGAAATTCTCACGAGTTTCGTGCCCACCTACATACTGCATAAGATTGGACAGGGCTTCCTCGTCACCTAATGCTCTTACAACCTCTTCCCACTTGCGCCACGCAGAAGCGGTTCGTGGGCTCGCTTGCACTGAGGACTCTTTTACAAGAGTTATGCCTCTTTCAAGTAGCTGCTTTACTTTTGCGCCGGGCAAGGGTCCCAAAGCATCACTTTCCATAACTCCCATTCCTGTGGGAGCTTTAATGGCTTTGTACCCTCTATCACGAAGGCGATTCCAACGCGGCCCTAGTACTCCGGCAGCGATATCATCGGGATTACCCGGATCGTATGCAATCTTATCCAAAATCTCTTTTAGATGTGGCTGGAGGTGGGGCTGCTTAGCACCAAGGCGAATTAGCTGTTGCTTAATGTTTGACATAGACCTTTTCCTTTGCTGTTGACGTTTTTTGATCTCTTCCAGTGTAAGCTTTGGCTTACTGGGGCTTTTAGGACTTCGCGGAACTCTTCTACCACCTTGCAACTCAGCTTTCATATCTACGTATAAAGACCGCAAGAGGTCCTTTTGCGATTGCCGTAGACTGGTATCATTCCAGTACACCTGATTGAGTATCTCTAGTGCCCGGTCTGCCGAAGCTCTTGGGATTTCCCCCCCGCCTTTGGCATTCCTCAAAAAAGTATCCAGTGTCCTATTAGAAATAAACTGAAGAACCTTAGTGAGGCGGCGGGTGCATTTGGGGGAAACCGTCACAAAACGGCCACCTCTGGAAATTCTTAAAAGCATATCACTCGTATTCAGCTAGAGACTGAACCAAAAGACCTTGAGCTACTGAAGTCATAGGATCTTCGGCTTGTCTGATTTCACTGATCTCAATTGGGAATCTCTTTCGCTGCCGCTCAAAAACCTCTTTGAAAAGGTCTAAGAATCCACCGGCTAAAGAGGTCCCTCCTGATACGATAATCGGAATCGCCTCTTGCAGCTCGGTATCACTCTGCGTCTGTTTGAACTTCTTGGAAATATTATCAAGAGCGTATTTGATTAGGCTTTTGTAATAAACGACGAGCGCCTCTTCATCTCGCGTCTTAGGGGCCATCAAATCAATGCCACGCTCTTTTACGGCACATAGACGTGAGGCAGTAGAGCCTACGGCTTTAGATGCGTGAGCATCAATCCAGTCGCCTCCACGCTGCACACTAAACTCCAAAATAGGCATCGTCATGTAAGAGAGGGCTACGTTAGTCATCCCCGACCCAAAGGAGACTCCGATCCCACTAAAAGATTCGGCGGCGCACTCACTATAGATAATAGCCATAGCTTCATTGCCGGAAATAGGGTCGTACCCCAACTCCTCTAGGATCTGACCGAAAACCGCTTCGTGATACACAACATCTTGATCTGGATTATCAAGAGGTACAGCGGGGATGGAATAGTAGCAAATCTCACCCTCTTCTTGGGGTTTGCCTACCACCTGTTCAATGAGAATCGACAAGACTTCCAGAGCGTCAATCTCCGAAGATGAGATCAAGCCTTTAGAGAGAGGACGGCGCACTTCTTTTTTGAGCAACTGTGCAAGCTCCAATGCGGTGTCTCCGAGAATTAGTAGCTGATCCTCGTACTCCACGTAGGACGTGCCACGGAGATTCAACATCTTTTTCCGCTCTGCGTCTACATCCAGAAAAGCATCTCGCACTCTTTTGGTTTCAATCGATCCGCCTACTTTTCGTGCAGATACCAGATTCATCGTACCTACATCCAAACCTACACCCAACTGCGCCCGGTCTTCACTCATAACTTTACTCCCGTCTTCTGTACTATCAGAACTAATTAAACCACTATCAGACCCATTTTTGAGTCCGTATTCTTTCACCCGCTTTGAGATGGTAGTAGGGCTGCATTCGTACTGCTCCGCAAGTTCTGTGTAGGTGGCCCCCGCTCGAAGGGCTTTTTCAAGCGCCTCTTTCGGTATGTTCACTCGTCGGACCACAAACTGACCTATTACGTATACAGAACCTAGTAATCCCGGTTACCTACCAAGATTAAACTCACACCCCCTGAATATAAAAGGATTCTCGACTGCGCTGTAAAAGACCGTTCAGGCTTTGAGCATGTCTCGCACGGCTTCTGTGAGGGAAGCCGCATTCAAGCGTAATGTGGGCTCTTCTAAAAGCAAATCACGGGCAATCACCATTATTTTTCGGATCTCAGGCCCCTGAAACCCAAACTCGTCGATCAGTTCTTTCGTGTCTAACAACCGGCCCGGCTGTTTCAAGAGGTCTACGAAAACAGAAGATTCTTTATCTCCCAACTCGACGGAAACCGCACGGAGACGAGTCATCTGCATCTTATCTAGAAAACGTATGCGCCGGTTTAGAGGGAGGCCGTAATCCATCATATCGAATAGAAAGAGAATACGAGAATCTCTCGCAGACCAATTCACCATCGTCTGTCGGAAAGCCTTGTCCTCTTCCAACATTTCCGACAGCACTGCGAGAAGTCCTAATTCCTTTAGGACTTTGAGTGTAGTTTTAGACTGACTCATATTCAGGATGTCGTCTACCAGAATAGTAGCGATAGCATTCTGGGGCGCATTTTTGAGTTTACCTGCATTTCGCACAATTGACTCCGCTACGATAGGATCAATATGGAATCCATATTTGACCATAAATTTCACGGATCGTAGCATCCTTGTCGGGTCGTCAGAAAAAGTTTTATCAGGGTCTGAGGGGCAGCGCATAACACCCTCTTGGAGGTCAGATAGGCCACACCCTGTAAGATCTATAATCTTCGCTTTATCCGGCCCCTGTGCAAGCTGTGATAGCTGCCACATGAGCGTATTAAAAGTAAACTCCCTACGCTTTATGTCCTGCGCTATAGGAGCGATCTCAACTTCGTGTGGTTTGTATCCCTTCCCCCCTTCCCCCCCGTAAGACTCTTCCCGGCCATTTGCAATTTCAATAACCTCACCCTGTAACTCTTGCCCATCTACCTCCCACGACTCGTGGATAGTGAAAATAGCAACACCGTACTGGTTCGTTTGAAGTGCGGTATGTACTGGAATTGTGGACGCCAACTCTTCTGCAAACCAAGCTGAGTCCCTACCTTCTCCCAGTGTTGCCGCATCTATTACGATATCAATATCTTTGATGGGCTGGTCGATCACAAAATTACGCACAGCTCCCCCAACCACGTAAACGTGGTCCCCTACATCCAGTTGGGCTGCAACCCCCGATAGGAAACGCATTAGGGCAATAGATTTTTTGTGGGCTTGGTTGGACAATATACACGCTCGGAAGCTAGACGAGTTTTTTCTCGATAGTAAAAAGCACCATCATGATAGGTCAATTCACCCATATTTACAAGTGTCTCAATAACATCCCCCATCAGTTCCGAATCCCCTGCCATAGCATCTACCAACTCATCAAACTGGTCCAGTGCTACATCCATATGGGACGCATCCACTTTTCGACTCCCGTAACCAATGAGTCCTCGTATATACTGTGCAGCTACTCTTTTAGCTAGATTATTCATCTTTCCCCTTACGCAATGACTTCAACGCCGAGGTAGCATCACTAAGCTGATTGCTTGCCTCTTTGGACTCAGACTGCACTTCACTCCCACCAGAAGCTTTCGCTTTCCCTGAGCGGATCTTAGACGGCACAAAAGTAGGGACATCCTCATCTATATCCTCATAACTTTCAGTAGGTTTCTGTCCCCCGGAAGATGCTACACCACCCGAAGATATAACCTGTACCGGTCGATCCATATACTCTGTCAGCTTCTCTAACAGGAGATCCTGACTTTTCAGAAGTTTGTTCGTGGTAGCTACAAGATCCTTATTCATATTACGCAAATCTTCATTCTCACGTAAAGATTGCTCTAGCATTTCAGTAGTAGCACTAGCATCTTCTGTAACAGGCGCAGATTTAGGCTTTGCTATCTGTCGGGGGGCTTTGCTCGTACTTTGGATAGCACGACTTTTAGGAGAGGTCGTAGCCTTCTCCTGCAAAGTTATAACCCTTTTTTTAAGAACACACCTTTGCTGAATCGCACTGGAAAGATCCCGACTCCAACTCGCTTTTTCATAGTCGAGTTTCACCTCTTGGTCGTAAGGTACATTCTCATCTAAGTCAGAGATGTAATGCTTGGGGTAAACTCTCCCTTCAATGATTAGATATTTTTTCACGTTACAAGCCTTTTATTCTATTTGTTAAACGTTGTTTGATATCATCTGATATCTTCTTTTTGATGATTTTTCTGGCCTGATCAACGCCTCTATCCAGAAAATTCTTGCCCCGTATGCCGGGATGTACCCATTTACCCTCTTGCATACTTTTAGGGCTGGCATTACGGAAGATCACTTCCCCATTATCTTTTATAATAGGAATAGGGCGGCTGGCCTTAGTCAAGTGAGTCATCTGGTATCTTCTAACACCTTTATCTAAATACTTAGCCGCCGGGTGATCTGACTCAATAACAAGAGTACTCTCCCCTTCAATTCGATAACTGAAACTCTCTAGAAGGCGATCTGCACTTCCTTTGAAAGTGAGACGCCGGATCTCAGCCTTAATAGCATTTATAGCCTCTTCGCCCGTCTCTTCTAACAAAGAAGTACGGTCCGGTGTGTCGTCTAGGGGAGTACCCTTTGTTAGGGGCTTTCCATAAACACCCCTCAATCGGTATTTTCCAGCCATAACAATACCTTAACAAAGGATCAATTGAGTCTCTTGGGACTTCCAGTGAAATTCACCATAAGCGTCGCTACACGTGATGATTTGGTGGTCGGAGTAGTATTTTACCAGAGGCAGTAAACGGTTCACCTCTCTCATAACACCAGAGTGGGCCTCAAAAATAACCACATCATACCTACGACCACGCATCTGATTTTCCAAAGTATTCACCGTTGTGAAATCTGCACGTCCTAGACCGATCAATTTCTTATACAAAAACCGTACTTGGTAATTACTGCCAACTATTAACACACGGGGAGCATCCCCAATCCCAAGCATGTCAATTCGGGCCTCTACTAACTTGTTTACAGCTCTTGTGTGACCTTTCTGACGCCCAAAAGAAAGATAGAGGACCTCATCTTCTATATAAGCTACTCGTGTGTTTGCCGTAACAAAACCACCCATCAAGTAAGTTTCCATACACATGCTTATCAGGTTTTCCGCATCGTCCCATCTCGAATTCCA